TTCGCGTCTACCGGAATTTTTTGAGGTTTGTGCTAATAAATCCAAACGAAAGGCACAGAAAATCATGGCTAAGGTCAACAGTGGTCCGTCGCAAGGCGGTAAATCAGGAAAATCAAAGAAATCTGGGAAATCAAAACCGTCCAATAAATCGACCACAAAGTTTGATCGGTTCTGAGAATGCTGACCATCACTCCGAATCGGTTGGTCGCACGGACGTTGTTTGGCGTGGCTGAGGTTGCGAAAAAGATCGACGGCATCCCGCCGGATTTGCTTCACCGACGCCGAGCAGCGCGGCGACTCTTGATCGACGGGCGGCACGAGAAGAACGCGATGAAGTTGATTCGTGAATTGCCGGCAGAGGGGGAGTCGTTGCATTTCGTGGTTGACGGACACTTCGAGCCGTGTGACCTGATTCCGGTGACTCGCCGGTTAGTTGCGCCGTCGGTCATCAAGAGGTTGGACATCACGACGCTCGGCTTCAATCTCGACAACGTGGCTTGCATCGCGAACGGCATGGATCAAGGAAAGATCGGTCAGGTTTCGGTTGTGTGCTCTCACTATTTCGCGAAGGCCGAGAAATCGAACTATGAGCATCTCCAAAACGAGATCGGCGGCAGAGGTGGCAGAGTTGCGGCTTTACGGACTCATTCAAAGCTGATCTTGATGGAGATCAGCGACGGACGTTGCTTCACGATCGAGGGCAGCGGGAATCTAAGGTCGTGCAAGTCGATCGAGCAGTTCGTGATGACGTGCGACCGGCCGCTGCTCGAATTCCATCGGGGCTGGCTGGAAGACTACATCAATTCGAGGGGCAACGATGGAAAATACAACAAGCTCGGACCAGCCAAACCAAGTCGCGATGTCGAAGCCGGCAAGTGAGGCCGAGAAAATCCATCATGTATTGACGTGGATGCTCGAAGGCAATTCAGAGCACTTGATTCGCGAGGCGGTCGAATCGACGTGGCCTGGCGAAGACGCGACGCCGCTGATCGTCAAGACGTTGCGGCAGGTCGGGAAGTCAGCCGAACTGACTCGCGAAACTGCAGAGGATTGGTCAATTGAGGCGTTGAAGTTTCTATATCAGAAGCAGGTCGAGATCGGGGAGTACGCCGGGGCCATGCGTGCGGTTCGCGAGCTTGTGACGATGGCCGCGAAACGCAGTCCGAAGGCGCAGCAGACAGAGCATGGGGACCGGGAAGACGACGGGGACGAATTTCCTAGGATGCTGAATGTTGATGATCGAAAGCGAAAGCTCGCTGAGCGAATTGCTCGGCTCGGTTGAGACGGACGAAGACGTCACAGCGATGGAGCAGTTGATCGCCGAAGATGAAGCGAGGCGGCCTAAGCCGACCGGACGCTGGGTGGTCAAGACGCTCGGCGAAGTCGCTGCGGCGCTCGGCTACGCGGCACAGACTGTAAATCAGTGGCGTGCTGAGGTCGGGATGCCTGGGCGGCTGGGTGCGTGGCCGATCCCGGAAATCGCACAATGGCGGTTCGCGAAGCTGCGGGGCGGCGGCGGTGGCGACCTTGCGACAGCGAAGAAGGAACTGGATATCGAACTGGGGAAGGTCGAGCTTGAATCGAAGCGGATGGAGTTGGCGAAGGACCGGGGCGATCTGTTGGAACGTGCGGACGTGGTGCGGTTTGTCGCAACGGCTTGCATCGAGTTCCGCGAGTTGTGCCTTCAGCTTCCTGAGATGCTCGCCACCAGCAGCCCGCCGGAGATGCGAGAATACATTCGAGCCGAGTCGGAGCGACATTGCCGCGACTCACTCGTTGCGGTGCAACGTAGGCTTGAGATGAGCGAATTGGACAAGAGCACGGAGCAATCACTTGAGGATGGCGTATGACACTGCTGGAAGCGACGCGGCATCTTCGGCCGCCGGAGCGAGTGAAGTCGGCTGACTGGCTGGCCGCTCATTGTGTGATGCCAGTCGGGACTGAGACCGGCGGTACACCGTTCTCGTTGGCGTCGTTTCCGCACGTTGACGGGCCGCTTGCAGCGTTCGACGATCCAAGCGTTCGTGTGATCGTACTCGCCTGGGGGACGCGGTTGGGCAAGACCACGACATGCCTTTCGTTGATGGCCGAGGTTGCCGCCGTGAATCCACGAAACATGATGTTTGCCAGTTCGACGAAGGAATCGGCTGGGCGAGTGGTGGCGAGCCGGTTGTATCCGCTGCTTGAGGGGACTGACGTAGTGCGTGGCCAACTACTCTCACCGCATCGCCGGTCAAAGCTGGATGTGAGGCTCGCAGCGTGTCGAATCTTTGTTGGCTGGAGCGGGAGTGAAACTTCTTTGGCCGACGTCGGTGCGTTCTTCGGTGTCGCGAACGAGATCGACAAATGGGATGGAACCGCAAGCGATGAAGCTGATTCGCTCGCGTTGTTTTTGAACCGTTTCAAAGGATTCACGTCACACAAAATTTTACTCGAATCGACGCCGACGATCGCTGGCCGCTCGCGCATCGAGCATTGGATGAGCCGGTCGAACCAGCATCGCCGCTGGGTGCCGTGCCCGCTGTGCGGCGAGTTCCAAATCTTGACAAAGGGCAAAGACGACGCGACCGGCGGCATCAAATGGGAGCGTGACGCTGCTGGCAACTCTGATGCTGACGTGGCGTTCCGCACGGCCTACTACCAGTGCAACCGATGCGGAGGCAAGATTGAGAACTTCCACCGCGTGCCAATGCTGAGGCGTGGCGTGTGGTGTCCCAACGGTTGCACGGTCGATCGAGATGGCCAGCTCGTCGGGACCGCCGACAAAGCCAACTCCGACGTTGTTGGCTTCGGGCCGTTGCCAAGTTGGTACGCTCTGACCGAGACTTGGGGAGGGTTTGCTCGTGCGTGGGTTCGGGCGAAGAAACGGCCGCGTGATTTGCAAGACGTGGTCAACAGCTACCTCGCTGAAACGTGGTATCAGAAAAAGACCAAGACGCCGCCGGAGGTCATTGGCCAACGAATAACCGGACGCACGCCGCGTGGCATCGTGCCTGATGGTGGCAAATTCCTAACAGTGACGGTGGATCGTCAGGCGGCCGATGGCGGGTTCGTCAAATTCGTCGTCTTGGCTCACGGTGACGAGGATCGTGTCTGGCTGATCCAATGGGGCCAGACTCTGCTGCTCACTGATCTTTGGGAGCCGGTGTGTCGAGGCGTGTTTCCGTGTGCCGCCTCAACAACCGGGATGACTCCGGTTATGACGATGGTTGATTCGGGCTGGGACACAAAGGACACCTACGACTTCTGCTCGCTCCATTCGGGAGTTGTTGTCCCATGCAAAGGTTCATCGACCGACCTCGGAGGGTTGCCGTACCGAGTGGTCGATCTGCGTGACACTGGCAACGTGCTGGGGACTCGTCAACCTCGTGGCCAAATGCCGTCGCAGATTTTGATGCACGTCGGGACCGACTATTGGGAGACCGACGTACAGACGCGGCTCGACGATAGACTGGCCGGCGAACGTGGATCGCTGACGCTCGCGGCCGAGGCAATACGCGACCTCGACCTGCTCGACGAGCTTTGCAACGGCACGCTGAAAGACGTCGTCGATTCTCGCGGCAACGCGAAAGTCTCGTGGATGAAAAAAGAGGAATCGAGACCCAACGACTTTCGCGATTGCGTCAGGTATGGTTTGTGTCTCGGGCGAGCTTGGACTGAGGCGTTCAATGTGCCAGAACTGCGAACATTCAAACTACCTGTGAGAGTGTGATGGACTTGCGGACGTTTTCGCTTCCGGGCGGTGTGAAATGCGGCAACTGCGACGCCGTGCTGACACGCGTGAATCGGACGGTGACGACGCAAGGGCTGGTGATGCGTGAGCGTGTCTGCGAGTCGTGAGGCAAGTTGAACACTACGAGCGAGCGAGTGATTGATACACGCGAGCGTCGTCGGTATTTGCACGAGGCTGCGGAGTAGGATTGACAAACGAAACGCAATCGGTATTTTGTGTGCCAGTTGATGGGCAAGATCAACGCGACCGAACAAATTGAAAGCCGTCACAGGCTAACAAACGAAGCCGCGCCAACTTGCCCTTGGTCGCGGCTTTTTTCGTTTGAAAGGAAAGGATTGGATAGGAGAGGAGGGGAATGGACAGGAGAGGATTGGATTGGAACGGAAAGGCTCTTCTTTCCGCCGTCGCAGAAATGTGACTGCGGAACTTCCAACGGACGGGACTGGAAAGGAGTGGAGTGGAATGGACGGGAAAGGAGAGGAGAGGAGAGGAGCGGAGTGGAATGGCTCTTCTTTCCGCCGTCGCAGAAATGTGACGGCGGAACTTCCAAGGGAATGGATCGGATTGGAACGGAAGGGAGCGGAGCGGATTGGAAAGGCTCTTCTTTCCGCCGTCGCAGAAATGTGACGGCGGAACTTCCAGTGGAGCGGACTGGATGGGAGAGGAATGGATAGGAGAGGAATGGAGCGGAATGGAATGGATTGGTTTTTTTTCAAAACTCAAACACGCAAGGGCAAGCAATGCAAACATTGACAGTCAGACTGACAGGAACTTCGCCAACAATTATTCACAGCGGCCAGATGGCCAACCCGATGAACAAATTCGCGAAGGCGTTAAAGGTCATCACCGGCAAACGAAAGAAGGCCGATGAGGACTTCGAGGCAATGGCCAAGATCGAATTCATGGGTTCGCTTTATCTGTGTGCTGATGGCTCACCAGGTTGGCCGGGGGAGAACATCGAGGCCATGCTGTGCGAGGCGGCACGGAAATCCAAAGAGGGCAAGATCGCCAAAATGGCAATCTTCGTTGATGGCGTGTGCCCGCTGATTTACTCCGGGCCGAAGACGGCTGACGGGCTGTGGGAGAAGGAAGAGTTCCGCATCGTCGCAGCGGTGAAAGTCGGCATGTCGCGCGTGATGCGGACGCGGCCGATCTTCCGGCAGTGGGAATCGGTCGTGCCGATTCAATATGACGAAAAGTTGATCGACGAAGCGAACGTGCTGACGTGGGTGAACGTGGCCGGTGCTCAGATTGGGCTGAGCGATTGGCGACCGCGATACGGCCGTTTTAGCGTGAGCGAAGAGAAGTAAAAGAGGAGAACGGACTGGAGAGGATTGGAAAGGAAAGGAGCGGAGCGGAACGGAATGGCTCTTCTTTCCGCCGTCGCAGAAATGTGACGGCGGAACTTCCAAAGGAGGGGAAGTGAAAGGAAAGGACAGGAGGGGACGGGAAGGGAGAGGAGCGGAAGTAATCAAAGCCTGCTGAGGAAACTCAGCGGGCTTTTTTTTGCAATCGCCGCTAATAGCAAAGCTGCGTTGTGGTTGCGGAATGTTGCGGCATCATGCCGAGCATGTCCGACGCCACCGACATTGCCGCGATTGACGCCGCGCTCGCGAAGCCTGCTTCGCAGGCGGCTGACGGTGTGTCCGAGTCCAACCGCTCGGCATCCGATTTCATCGCGTTGCAGAATCACCGCAGAGCGTTGGCGGCTGCCAATGACCCCGCCGCGTTCTTTCGCGGAATGACGTGCAAGATCGTCGCACCAGGGGGGCCATAACGTGCTCAACTGGATGAAGCGGCTCCTGCCAAAGACGATCAACGCTCGTTTCGATATTGCTCAAACAAATGCGGACAATCGCAAGCATTGGGCGAACGCTGATTCGCTGTCAGCACGGGCCTCGATGTCGCCGGCCGTTCGTCGCGTCATTCGGATTCGCTCGCGCTACGAGTCCGAAAACAACTCGTGGTACAGCGGCGTGCTTCGCACTGCGACGAACCACATCGTCGGCTGCGGACCTCGGCTGCAAGTGCTGACCGAAAACCCGGAAGCCAATACGCGATTGGAACGGGCATTCGGGAACTGGTGCCGCAAAATTCAATTGGCCGACAAACTGCGAACGGCGGTCGAGGCTTATTGGCGAGACGGCGAAGTTTTCTTCATGCGGTCGGAGCGTCTTCGCAATTATCCGATGACGCTGGACCTGCGGACGTTCGAGACCGAACAAGTTGCCTCGCCGATGATGGGATCAATTCTATCTGATCCGTTCGTCGATGACGGCATCCGATTCGATCAAGCCACGAACGAGATCGAGTACCACGTTTTCGACCGGCATCCGGGCGGAATCAATCCGGTTTCGACGCTCAGCGGCCAGTGGTATCCGTCGCGCGAAGTGCTGCACCTGTTCCGAGCCGAGCGGCCTGGGCAAGTGCGAGGGCTTCCGCGAGCGACTCCTGCGTTGCCGTTGCTGCCAGTGATGCGACGTCAGCAGATGGCGACGCTGTTCTCGGCCGAGACTGCCGCGAACTTTGCCTTGTACCTCAAGAGCAATTCGCCAGCGATTGACCCGACTGCTTCGCCCGCCGACTTCGCCGAAATCGAGATGGCTCGCAACATGCTGACCACGTTGCCGAGCGGTTGGGACATCGGGCAGGTCGAGCCGAAGCAGCCAGGGCCGAACTACAAAGAGTTCCAAGATCATACGCTCAAGAGCTTCGCGCGTTGCACCAACATGCCGTACCCGCTCGCGGCCGGTACTGCTCAAGACAGCAACTTCAGCAGCTTCAAGGGCGACATGCGAAACGTGTGGCGGCCGGAAGTGTTGAGCGAACAAGACCGAATCGAGACGTCGATCATCGAACCAATTTTCGCTTGGTTCCTCGAAGCGGCCATCTACGTTCCCGGCTTGCTGGACGGACTGCCACAACTCTCGGAAATCAATCATCGCTGGCATTGGCCACCGTTGCCGGACCTTGATCCGGTGGACACAGCAAACGCGGCCTCGATCAAGCTCGGCAGCGGTCAATCGACGCTGACACAGATTCACGCGGACGCCGGCCAAGATTGGGAGACCGAAGCGACGCGAGCGGCGACCGACTTCGGCGTTGACGTGGCGACGTACAAGGCGGCGTTGTTCGCGAAAACATTCGCCTCGCCGGGTGCC